GCAGGATTTATAGGTGGTGGGAAAGGAGATGTTGGAGCAAATGCAACAGGAACAAGCTACTGGAGAGGAGGTTATACTACAGTAGGTGAACATGGTCCTGAACTCATAAATCTTCCTGCAGGTAGTAAAGTACATTCAAATTCAGATACACAAAAAATGCTTGGTGGAAAAGCAGTAAATATTAACGTTGGTTCAATGGTTATAAGAGAAGAATCTGATATAGATAAAGTTGCAACGGAAATAGTTAAAAAGCTTAAGCAGGTGGACAGATGAAAAAGACAAGGGCAATTCTTTTAAAAGACACAAGCGGTAACAGTATAGAATTCAATATAAATCCTGAGAGCATAACTATAAGTGATTCGAGGAGTAACATTAAAGAGAATATAGATGCATTAGGGGATGTGTGCTTTCCGGGTAAAAGGGGACTTAGAACTGTTAGTATAGCCACCTTTTTACCTGAAAGGCATTCAAGATTTAGAAGGAAAGGTTCACAAGCATCAGAACTGTCATTGCTTGAGAAGTGGATTAGCAAAGATATTATATTAAGAGTAGTCATATCTAAACCCACTGTAAACTTTAAAGCTATACTTGACAGTAAGGATATTACTGTCAAAGAAGGCAGTCTTGATGTGTATGTGGATTTAAAACTTACGGAAGTAAAGGATATAGAAGTACAATCAGTTGACAGTATCAGCATCTTTAAGAAAGAAGAAAATACTCAAAATGAAGTTAAGTTATCTGACAGACCGGCTGAAAATGCACCAAAAGCCGGGCAAATTGAAATAGTAAACAGTAAGACAACTCTTTATGGGCTTGCAAAAAAATACTATGGAAAAGGTGAAGACTGGGAAAAAATAGCAGATGCCAATGGAGGTGTAGATCCCAAAAAGCTGAAGGAAGGAATGCAGTTACTTATACCATGAAATTGATAGTTGATAATAAAGACATAACAAATTTATGCATTAGTGCAACTTGGAGTGGAGATATTGACGAAAGGTCAAGAAGTTTAAGTTTTACATACTTATATAATCCTAAAATTTCAATGCCTTTAGTTAAGGTTGAGATAGGAAACAGTATCAATCTTTTTGATGATAAAAACAGGCTACTGTATGTAGGAGTAGTTACAGAAGTTTCCTCTTCTTTAAGTGGCAGTGATGTTTCTATAACATCAAGGGATGTGCTTTGGTATCTTGGTAAAAATAAACTGGCAGGAGTATATAAGGGAAGTGCAGATACAATAACTAAAAAGATATTAGGTGAATTCAATATACAGATAGATTATTTAGAAAGCCTTAATATTGATAAAACGATAATTAGTACAGGTGATAAAACCATATTTCAAGCTATAACTGAAGCATATGGAAATGAGTTCTATTTGAGTGCAGCAGGTGAAAAAGTGACGGTTAGGAAAAAAGGTACTGATGTTGTTGCAATACTTTCAGGAAAAACTAATCTTATAGATGCTAACTATAAGAAGAGTATGGAAAGTATGATAAATAAAGTTGTTGTTATAGATGATCAGGGTAATAAGGTTTTTGAAACTGTAGAAACTGATAATATAAAGTATGGAATATTGCAAGAAGTTATAAAAAAAGAAAAAGATAAGGACATAAAGATTAGTGCAAAAGAAAAACTTACCGGAATAAAAGATGATTCAACTATTACAGCGATAGGAGGCGTTGAAGTTATAGCCGGAAAGGCAATAATCATACAAGATGTCTCAAATGGTTTTTCAGGTAAATTTCTTGTAACAAGTGACAGTCACAGCTTTAGTGCAGGAGAACATACAATGAGCTTGAATATAGAGGTGATAAATGAGTAATCCATATGTAGAGCTGACTAAGATAATGGAACAAAGAGGAGCTACACTGAACGGCTATGATTTAGAAGTGGCAAAAGTTATAAATCTATCACCACTTACTATTAAAGTGGGGGAAGTAGATGTAAGCGTTAATTTAAGTGTAAATACTCTAATGCTTATAGATGTAAAAGTGGATGAGATAATAACAGAAGAAACCGGGTTAAAAGAAGCTTTAAAAAGTATATTAAAAGCTGTTTTAATAGAGGTTGGAGATTTTGTAATTGTACAAAGAGTTGGTAATAATTTCTATATTTTGAGTAAGGTGGTAGAATATGAATCTCTTTCCTGAACTTTCTGTAGCTGAAGTATCAAATGAAAAGTTGCTTCCAATGTACATGGAATGGGCATTTGACTTTGAAAAAGGAGAGTTGAAAGTAAAGCATGGAAAATATTATTTAGTGGAAGGCAATGAGGCCTTAAAGATATGGATATATAAGGCATTAAGAACACCGAGATTTATTTTCAATGCATATACTCATAATTATGGCAGTGAGCTTGGGACTTTAGTAGGTACAGTGGAAGATAAGGATATTTTATATAGTGAGATATCCAGGTATATAGAAGAAGTGCTTTTGGCAAATCCATATATTATCAGTGTAAGTGATTTTAATTTTTCAAGGTCAAAGAGTTCAGAGGTTGATGTTAGATTCAATGTTAATACAATCTATGGAAGTATGGACGAAAAGATAGGGGTGTCAGATGGATAACAGCTATAATTCAATTTTAAACAGGTTGAAAGATAATGTGCAAAGTTCAGCTTCAAAACTTGAAGGAAGCTTTACATTTGATAATCTTTCATCGGTGGCAAATGAGCTTGCAAAGTTCTATAGCTATGATGTAACTACGTTACTTGACAGAATACATGTAGATACTGCAACAGGAGAAGATCTGGATAAGCTTGGTAAGTTTGAACATAATATTCAAAGGTTGGAGGCTACATATGAGGAAGCAACATTTAAAATATTTGGAGATACAGGGAAAGCTATAAATGATGGAATGGGCATAAAGTCTGAGGATACCGAAATTGTTTTTTATATAAAAGGTGATTATATAATAGGTACTTCAGGTACAGCAACTGTAACAGGCATTGCAGCAGGAAAAGGCAGTGGGTACAGATTATATCCGGGGGCAAAACTGAAATTTTTAGAGAGGTATATAGGTCTAACGAGGGTAGAGATAGATACTGCATCTTCAGGAGGCTATGACAGAGAGAACGATGAAAGCTATAGGAAAAGAATACATGAAGCTGAAGCAAATGTTGTAGGATATGGTAATATCGCATGGTATAAGATGACAGCTAAGAGTGTAGCCGGAGTTGATAAAGTAAAGGTTATAGATATAGCAAGAGGTCCGGGAACTGTAGATGTAATTATCGTTGCAGAAGGAAACAATGTAGCAAATGAGGCACTGATAAAGAAAGTTAAAGATGTTATAGAAAGTAACAGATTAGCCGGAGCGGATGTTCAAGTAAAAGCGGCTAACACTTATCCAATAAATATCAATGCTACAATAAGGATTAAGGATGAAACCTATTTAGAAGATGTAAAAGCATCATTTAAAAAGGCTTTAAATACCTATTTTTCTGATTTAGATTTTGATACATCTTTAATGCAAAGGGTTTCATATGCAAAGATACTTAATATACTTTTAACAATGCCTAATGTAATAGATGTAGATACAATGATGATGAATAAGAGTAATACATCAATAGATGTTGAATCGGGAAGCTTTCCTATTGCGACAATGATAAATATAGAGGTGGCAAAATGATAAGAGATAATTTACCGACATTTGTATATGATATAAAACAAATGAAGGAGCTTATAGATGCTGAAGAAAGTGAACTTGTAAGGCTATATAGTTTCTTTGAAAAATTTGCAAATGAGTTTAATATATTTAGCTGTACAGATACGATAGGACGCTTTGAGAATGACTATGCGATAAATACAAATGAGGAATTGTCTTTAGAACAGAGAAGATTAAAGATACTAATAAAGAAATATCAAAAATTGATCCCAACGATTGCAAATCTTGAAGATGTAGTAAAAAGACTTCTAGGTGCTGATATTGTAAAGATAAAAGAGGTAGGCTGTAGACTTGATGTTTATGTTGGAAGTGCAATACTTCTTGAAAATATGGATATTGCAAAGAAGTTCTTTAAAGATGTACGCCCGGCACACTTTGATTATAAGTTTATAAATTCTGTGCCAAGGGATGAAGTTGCTACGATATATATTGGAGTTGGTGAATTTATGCATAAGAAGATGAAGTTTGAGGTGACAGAGTGAAGTTTTATTTAACAGAAGCAGGTAGTAGAAAGCTTGGTGATTTAATTACAGGAAGTACGATAACAATCACAAAGGTAATTGCCTCAGATATAGTAAGCAACGATCCTAAGAGACTGGTAGAAGTCCCGGGGAGAAAGCAGAGTGTACAGATAAATAGTGTAAGTGTAGAGAACGGTTTTGCTGTATTAAATCTTACATTAACAAACTTGGAAGTTACAGAAGAGTATCAACTAAGACAGATGGGAATATACGCTAGATTTGGTGCTGAAGAGATACTGCTTATAGTTGGACAGGATAAGGTTGGCGAAAAAGTACCGGCTATATCAAATAGAGAAATTGAATATGATTATCAGATAAGTTTTGCTTTTGACACGGCAGCAGAGGTGAAGATATCAGTATCAGCCAACGATTTTATAAAGAAGACTGATGCGTTAAATCTGCTGCATCTAAAGGTTGATAAAACGGAGTATGTAAATAAAATTTCTGATATGAAAAGAGTGACGGTAGTAAATATACCTCCTGACAGGTGGACCGGTTCAGGTCCATGGACACAGATATTACAAGTATCTACTCTTAAAGAGGGAGATACTCCTACAGTATCACAACATATTAGTGAAAACGAAAGTAGATCGGACATTATCAAAGCTCAAGAGAAAGCTTATGGATGCATAAATAAAGGCATTGTAAGTAATGGAGAATTAAAACTTATGTGTTATGTAAAAAAGCCCAAGGTGGCTTTTTTTATTGCAGTTAAGGGAGAATAAAGATGAGTCAAGCAATTATCTTAAAAGGTGGAGCATGTGGAGTTGGATCAGATGATGTGACAGCCGGAAAAGCTCATGTTTTGCGTGGGTATAGAACAATTACATCTGACAGTGATGATGAAATTGTTGAAGGTGAAATGATAAACCGTGGAAACGGAATGGATACTGTAGAGTTTTTAGACGCTTATTGGGAAAGTAAATATGTTGCCAGAATGGAGCAGGGGTTTTATGCACAAGTAGACCAGTGGAAACCCTATGTTGCCATACCTTATGCTGTTTTGGCAAATGGAATACACATTGATGCTAATAAAATGTTGGATACATTACAAGTATCAGGCGTTAGAGGTACAATACCTGTACGAGGATATCATGGTCCTAATACTACTGAGATGTGGTTTTATCCTCAAGAAAGCGGCTATGTAATAAGAATTGAGGAAGGCTATTATCATTCAGATGGTCAATGGAAACCTTATATTTTAGCATCCCCTTCTTTGGTTAAAAGTGCAGTGAATTACCGCCCAGAAAAGACTTTATCAGATACAACTACTTGTAATGAGCAAGGTCAGATTAAAATGGTCAATACTCAGGATAATAACTACCGGTCTAATAAAGCAACGGCTTTTGGAATTGATAATTGGTCTGATAGAAACAATCCAGTCTTTTGGATAGATTTCCCCCATGGCAATGGGTATTATCACCGAGCGGATAATCATCCTCATACTTGTATAGATGCAAGTAATCTGGGGACAGCAGATGCTAATAGCGTGTTGCAATGGCAAACAGCTACAAGTCAACACGGAGTCAAGTTTGAAGGTACTATACCGCGATGGATATGCGGTGCTGGAGATGTCATAAGTGCTGTAGATAACAACGGATTCGCATGGGATGATACAACAGGAGCTAATAGAGGCCGTGGTATTGTAACTAAGATACCAAACGGACATTTTATTCAGGGAGCAAATTATGTTTTCTTACCTAGTCCCAATCTAATAGCAGAAAATGTAAGAGAAAATGTAAATATAAATGGAATAATAGGAACTCTCCCGGATTACCGTGTAGGTAGACCGGTTTTTGACGGTGCCACTTTCAACACACTTTACGTGGGGGGAGTGGCGAATAAGGATTTTCCGGAGGCAAGAATATATCGTGATAGGACACAGTCACATAATAATTATTCGAAATACATTGGTGGAACAACTATAGATGTGCGAGCCGGTAGTAATTATCACCTTTCAGCATTTTCTAATTATGTAGGATTTATATTAGATAGAGCTATTCTTTTTACTTTCTTTAGACAGCTTAAAGTAACATATAAATTAAACATGAACATGCATACAGGAAGATATAATAGGACAGCAGGAGTTAATATATTTGTTTTTATATATGATGCAAACAACAGGAGCCGCAATATAGGGGGTAATCATGCAACACATAGATCAGGTGATAATATTGAGAGTGTGCATAATGAGAATACCTATGAGCTGATTGTAGATACATCTACAATAAACCAAGATGGATTTGTAGCACTGTGTGCTGATGCATATAGTGATGATAATTTGTCGAGTGCTATAGGTAACGTAACATTTACAAAGATAGAATTGATAAATTAGGAGGATTAAATGAGAAAACTAATATTAAAGGACAAGACGGAGATAGAGCTTAGTACGTACTATGGAGACACTTTTGTCACGGTAATTGACACTTTTGCAAAGCTTGATGAGCTTAAGGACAAGCTTACTGATGCAAATACGCTTGTAATGACAGTACAAAATGAGTCAAATGAGGAGACTGTAACAGGCTTGAAGCTGCAGGGTATAACTACGACTTTTATAAAAAATGAGCTTGGAGCTATTACACAGATACAAGCCTTACTAATGTTTAGAGCTATGGACAAGGTAGAGCAGGTGGAGGCCACCTTAACAGGTCGTATAGACGCTCTATCTAATATGATGCTTGAATTGATGAGTTCAAATGAGGAGGAAGGCAATGAGTAAGAAGAGAACAAAGGTGTATATTAGATTTTTTGCATCGAGGATTAAATACGGCCTTATGACACTTGATGAAGTGCCGGAGAGCTACAGAGCAGCAGTTGAAAATTTTATGAAAACAGATGAATACTATTTAATGTAGTTTTAAAAGAGCGTTTAACTGGATTTAAAAGTTCATTAAACGCTCTTTTTATTTGGGTATAGAATGAGATACTTTTAAAATAAATATGTTGATTGGCACATGTGTAAAGAAGAAATATACATAAACATGAATATCTCATTTTTAGTTTCCGAATTTCTCAGTTTTGTTTGCGGCATACAGAAGCGGATTTACATAGAAATATATTTTTTTCTTTATAAATTATTTCTAAATATTGATATTGGCTAAATTGATTATTTGTTGTAGAATAGAGGTCAGTGTATTAAATTAAATTTTTAAGAGTAGTTTGGAGGAGAATATGTTTGGGTTTACATCCAATGATATTGGTATAGATCTTGGAACAGCGAGCATCTTGGTATACATCAAGGGCAAGGGTGTTGTACTTAAAGAGCCAAGTGTTGTTGCTATAGATAGAGAGAACGGAAAGATACAGGCAATCGGTGAAGAGGCAAGACTTATGATTGGTAGAACACCGGGTAATATAGTTGCTGTAAGACCGCTTCGTCAAGGTGTTATATCAGATTATACTATTACAGAAAAGATGCTCAAATATTTTATAGATAAATCAGTGGGCAAGAAGACATTCAGAAAACCTAGAATTGCAGTATGTATTCCGTCAGGTGCTACCGAGGTTGAGAAGAAGGCTGTAGAGGATGCTACATATTCTGCAGGTGCAAGAGAAGTAAAGATTATTGAGGAGCCTGTAGCGGCAGCTATCGGTGCCGGAATCGATATTTCAAAGGCAGTCGGAAATATGATAGTTGATA